ACCCAGGAGAGAGAACGTTATCATCTATCATATTCCAACTTGACTCATTCAAGTCATCACCAAAGTCGACTTCCATATCATCGAGAATCTTTTTGATTTGGTCTTCTGACAGGCCTGTTTCTTCTTTAATCAGAAATAGTGCTGCAGCAAAAGACGCAAGCTTTGTTCTACCAAATGGTAGTGCCTCAAGAATTCTCTTTAGGTTAAAAGACAATCGATGGAAGAGCGTATAGGCAGACTTCTCTTCTTGGGTTTTGAGCGTATTCGATTTACGTAATACTTTGCCCTTCTCGTCAATGATGCCCAGATCATATGCTTCTTGATCTGTCCAGTCAGTGGCAAGAGTACGCACAAGACGATACGTGTAATACGTGTCTGCTGCTCTTGATACGATTCCCATTAGAGTGCCCTCAGTTTTTCTACAATTGTTTGGTCAAGGGGTATATCCACATATTCTCTTTCTGGAAGGTAATTTAAAAATACCAGAAAGGGTTTCAATACCGGCCAATGTTTTTCATCGACCTTATAAAAAATCATTTTATTTGCAGGTCCGATCCCAAACACATTGTATAGTACAATGAGATGGTTAATGATCAAACGTTCCTGCAAATCCCCTTGTTCATAACGGCTGAATAATCTTTTTAGATACTTAAACCTTTGCAGGTCTTCGTAGAACTCTTCGACATCGACGCACTGATTATTGTTATAGTGCCTCGATGCGAAGAGGACGAAGTTATCATTATTCAATTCATCAAAAAGTTGCATAGTCCTATCTCACTGTAAATTATTAATCACAGGACTATTTATTCTACTTTTTAGATTTCTTTTTCTTAAAGAAGGTTTTAGGTTTTTCTTCAACAACTGCCTCTTCGACAGGAGCTTCTTCGATAACCACTTCTTCAACTACAGGAGCCGGGGCAGGTTTGGCTTTTACACCATTCCATGCATCGACCTCAGCCTGAGTCAGACGTGCACCTTTTTCTTTTTTACCATTGATGTAAAAACCATTAGTGCGCGCTTCGGCATTTTTCAGCCAGCCTTTTTTCTCGATCATTTACGTAGTTCCTTGATTTTCTTAGGTTGCTTAGCAGTAGGACCAGCCTTATTTGCCTTTACTGCATCCATGTGACCTTTTTCTTCGGTGTCATCAATATCAACTGGTTGCTTCATGCCAACAGTAAGTGCAGCTTCTTCAACTTCTTTAGATTCCCATGGAGCTTTTTTCAAAGTGACTTTGTCCTTTGACTTGGCTTGGGCACCTTTAGATGCGAGAGCACGCTTGATATCTTTAGCTGAAAGAGTTTTGCCTTTTTTTGGTTTTGCGGCTTCTTCGATTTCAGCTTCAGGCTTTTTCTTTTTCTTATCGTCTTTAGCCTTAGTTACCTGACCATCATCTGGATCAATATCAACTGATTCTTTCATAGCTGCTTTATGTAAGTCTACTGCTGCTTCGTCAAGCTTAACATCTAGATAACCAGAACCAATAGCTGCAGGATTTTCACCCATTTTCTTAAGAGCTTTTTTCATAGCTTCAGCCGTGTTACGAGCTGGAACTATTACTTTCATTCCCTTTTTAAGCTTATTGATTGGTTTAACAACAGTTACAATCCAATTCTTTTGCTTGGCTTCAGTCATATGGTAGCCTTTGTCATCGCAATGATCGCAGCCGTCACCCTTACACTTAGGGCATTCTACTTTTTCTTCTTTCATAGACTTTTTGATAGCCTTACGACGCTTGTGCAGATATTCATCAGAATCATCTACATCTCCGTCATTATCGATATCCGCATCAGCATCGCCAACCGGATCCATTTTTTTCTTTGCTTCATCTAAGCGCATTTGCTTATAGATCTCAGCAATTTTCTGAGTATCGTTCATTTGTATTCTCCTGGGTTTATTTTACAAAAAACATTCCGGCGATGCCAGTTGCGGCAGCCACTATTACAATCCAGAAAAGACGATTGATTACACGAACTGTGACTGCCGTCTCATCTACTTTCTTTTCCACGTTATCTATTTTTTCTTCACTTTTGAGCATACGCTCCATAATAAAGTTCTTATCACTCTCCAATGCAATAAGCTTCTCTTCAGCACGGGCTAAAGAAATCATTGTTTCGGCTAACTTATCAATCTTTGACTCAATACGGTCTAGACGAGAGTGGTCGCCCACGATATGGGTTTGAAGATCTTTATCCATTTTAGTTATCTACCTTGGCGCCTGAACGCCACTGGTAACAGCTCCAGTAACGGGCTTTCCATTTTGGTCCAGGATCGTCACAGTTATGACGTGCTCGAAAAGAGCGTCGGCGAGCGGGATCGTCTCTTTTGATTTCCATATTTGGGTCTCCGAAGTTGACTTTAACCACGTTGCCTTTATCGTTGCGAACATAAACACTAAACTTAGAATTACCGCCACTGTTACGGAACGGGTCATTTAACTTAACCTTTCTACCTTGGTACTCAGCAGCTTCTACAATAAGATCATCATAGATATTGCAATCTTCGCAAACGGAATCAACTGTATCTTTTACATAGCTTAAAAATTTATCCACCGAACTCATGCCCCGCAACTCTTTTCATCTGCCGTTTAAACTCAGCAAAATCTGGTTTATCTTTATAAAGTTTAACTGAAATTTCATCACGGTCTTTACCTTTGATTCTCCAGTTATAACCTTTCTCTTTGTGTTCAGGCTTTGTGGTCTTTACAACGCGACGCTCAAATCCTTTTGCCCAAGTCTCGCTACCTTCCATTGGGGTATCTTTCTTGTACTTATTGACAAGCTTATCAGTGCCTTCATCACCAGCACCACCCGCTTCTGAGATGTATTTCTTGAACGATTGCATTACATTAGCTTCTTTTGTCTAAAGTAGATTCTGTAATGCTAGCCATTGAATCAAGTTCTCTTAAAATATCTTCGATCTTGTCCATGTGCCTTTTGATCTGGGCAAACTCAGAACGAGCTCCAAGTTTAGAAGAAATCTTTTTAGCAGTAGCAGACTTCGGATCTGCGATCTTTGACAATTCTTGGAACTTAGTGTGCAGCATACGAATCATAGTTTGTTCTATGCCTTCGTTAATTTCAACTTCTTCGTTACGCTTTGACTTTTGATATGCATTATATTCTTTGCGTCTCGCGTTATCAGCATCTCTGTTTTTAGGAGTAAGTTTGCTATTTGCTTTACCATGATCCATAACTTTCTTACCCATAGGAGTAAGGTTGCCTTTCTTATCATACATTTGATTGATAAGTTTCTTTTCGGCTGCAGTTAATTCATCAAGCTCAACTGCTGCTTTAGATTCAGTTTTACCTTCTCTTATTTCAAAAATAGACTTTGACATATTAATTTTTTCCCTTAACTTTAGCGGCGAGGTCTTTATCTGCTTTACCCCATGTGCCAGATGATTTAGTTACAAATGAGTTGACTCGAGCAAATCCCCACTGTGATGGAGTAGTACCAGGTCTATGGCCGGTTTTCCAAGCAGCTACGCCTCTATTGTAAACCTGACGTAGAACACCAAGTGGCATACCTGTCTTGTCAGCTTTCTTCTTGAGTGCAGTTGTTACATCTTCAGTAATGACTTCGTTGAATGAGCTAAATGATAACACGTCTTCTCCATACATTTGTTTGTATTTTTTGGTATGCTTTGATGGCTTTGTTTCGGCTGTTGCATCGCCAGGTGCTGGTTTATACGCATTAGGATCATCATCATCCATGTCAGCTTGTTTATTAAACTGGGCTTTACGCTTTGCCGCAGTTGACTTTGAAAGTCCTTTATGGTATGCAGCGCTTTCAGACTTTGGTTTCTTTTCACGGTCATCGGCACGCTCATCATCGACTGCGGCTTTCGACATCATGCGAGTATGCTTTAACTCGTCACGTTCTTTTTCTTTTTCGATCTTATCTTTAGCTGCAGCAGAAAACGCACCTTCTTCGATCTTCTCAACAGAGTCAATCCATTTACGAAGCTTCTTGCCATCAGACATTTCAACAAGAACGTAGTTAGCACCAAGCATAATAACTTGGCCAACTTCATCTGATTCTTTAATAGCAACTAGGTCACCTTCAGCAAACAATCCACCTTGGACGTATGCTTCACGCTCTTCTGATACTGGAGAAAACTCAATGTGTTCGCGGTAGTTGTATGACTCTTTGAGACCCATACCCTTACGGACATCATTAAACAAACCTTGTCCGTCTTTAAAACCACGGGGCAAGCCTTTTGAGAAAGTAGCTAGGTCGTTTGATGCAGCAGCTGCACGCATCTTAGATGCAGACATACCAGATACATCTTCAGCATCTGGGTCACGTTCACCTGCAGATACAATGTTAACGCCGCCTTCGAAGTTATAAAAACCATGACGACCTTTGACGTTATTGTATTTGTTTGTAAGTGCTTCGAATTCAGGTACACGGTCAGAGCCAACAACCATGTTTACTTTATTATAGCCCTGATTGTATATTTTTGTAAGAATGTCAAATACACTGCGAACAGACTTATCTAGCATGATAGCGCGAGCATGCTTTGGAAACATTTTGCGCATGTATTTGACTTTAGTAGTATAGTCTAGTGGATTCTTTTTAGGATCACTAGACTGTGAGGCGAAAACCATATACTTAGATCCGCGTGCTACTTTAGCAACCGCGTCTAATAGTTTCTCATGCCCTGTAGTAGGAGGATTAAAACGACCAAATGTCACAGTGATCTCTTTTGTTGCTTCTGTGACGTATTCAGCAAAGCCTTTGAAATTCATAAAACTAGCCCTTCTTAGGTTTCATTTTACTGCGTTCAGCTTGGCGAACCTTGGGAAGTAGTTTCTTAGCCATACGTGCAATAACTGTTGCGCGGCGGTTAACCTGCTTCTCAATATTGGCACGTGCACCATAAGACAGTTCGTCTTTCGACCTATCTTTTAGGATTTTATCCATGACAGCCTTACGTGCCTGGCGCTGAGCTCTCTTTTTGAGTTTCTCAGTACCGGCAATACGACGCGCGGCCCTACGACGACCCATGGCAATCTTTGCCTTGTTCTTGCGCATGGATTGTTTCATCTTCATGCGAGTCTGGATGTCAAGAACTTCTTCGAGTTCCTTATCCATCTCTGCATCTTCTTCGATGTATTCTTTAAGTCTTAGCATTAGTTCTCGCTCTTTCCATTAGGATCGGGATGGTGTATCCCAGCCTTTAATAATATCAGGGCTAAAGTTGTTGTATGAAAATTCCATACGATCTACCAACTTAACCGCGCCACCTTTGATATGATCAATAGCAACAAAGCCTTCGGCTCCAGTTACTTTAAATCCGTTTTGTGTCTTAACAAAAGTGTTAATCTTATTCAATCTGTTT